GTTCAAGGGGACGGTCGAGCTCTTCGGTTGCTGGCGGAGGGTGACATCGCCGAAGCGCGTCGTGATGATGACCTGGGCGCCCTCTCGCGTGATTGTGAACGGCCGGTCGACGAGGTTCGTCTCGATGGCCGCCCGGACGCCTTCCGCGTAGTCGATGAGCGACGTCGGCGTCGGCGAGATCGCGGCGAGGAAGAGGTTGAAGTTGATCGTCTCCTGGGTGAGGGCGTCGAAGAACGTGAAGAGGAGGCGCCGGTCGTCGAGCGCGGCGAACGTGCCGAGGAAGTCGATCGTCCAGGCGCGGTCGTCGCCGGATCCTGGGACCGGGTCGGGGACGAACGGCGGGGCCCCTTGCGGGAGGACGACCCCGTTGTTCGGGAGGTTGAGATCGCCGCCGAAGTCGCCGCCGAAGTTGAGCCCGAAGCCGAAGACCTCGAACTCGCGCGTCGTGGCGACCTGGCCCTCGTTGCCGGCGGTCGTCCGGTTCGAGATCTCGATCGTGAAGTCGAGCTCGTCGGGGATCCCTGGCGAGGTCTGCGGGATGAAGTCGGTGACGATGAACTGGTCCGAGAAGATGTTCGCCCGGTCGACGACGGTCGCCGACGTGTCGACGCGGCGGACGATGACGTGGGCGCCGGTGTCGCCGGGTTGCTGGATGTCCGGGTCGTCTTGCTTCGTGTCGAAGGACTGGTTGATCCGGTTCCGCGTGTTCCAGATCATGTCGAGCGTCCCGACCGCGCGGGTCCAGCCGTCGAGGTCGTGGAAGCGGAAGGTGTTGACGAACGGGTCGCCCGGCGGGATCGGGTTCCGGATCCGCTGGACGACGGTCGTCGAGAGCGTCGCCGCGTCGCCTTCGTCGAGGCGGTTCCGGATCGTCTGCGGGAGGATCTTCACGTCGATCGCGCCAGGCGGACTCGGGAGCGCGCCGTCGCGCTGGAGGAGGCCGACGCCGAGGCCGATGAACCAGACGACCGCGTCGTCGGCGTGATCCGCCGGGACCGTGTCGAAGGTGCCGGCGTGACAATCCCCGAGCGTGATGACGCCGCCGCCGATGTCGGCCGCGGTCTCGAAGTAGAAGAGCTCCTCGTCGATGAGGAACACGTTCGCCGGGTCGTTCGAGTCGACCGTCGTCGAGGAGACGGCGATGAGCTCGGCGATGAGGACGTCGTTGAGCCCGTCGATGTCGATGTCCTGGGTGAACGGCGTGACGTCGCCCTTGTCGCGGGAGATCGCCGCGGTGATGAGCGCCGTCGGCGTGAAGTCGTTCTCGGTCCCCTCCAGGCCGAACGGCGTCCCGACTCGATCCGAGAGGACGTCGAAGGAGATCGTGAGACCGCCGTCGCGCGAGCATAGGACGCCCAGGTGTCGCTCGTTGTCGAGCGAGAGCTGGAAGGGGACCTCCCAGAGCCGCTCGCGGAGCGACGGCAAGGCCTCGGAGGAGACCGGGATCCAGCCGGTGTCGGTCGGGTCGGAGTAGGAGCCGGCGTTAAACGAGAAGACGTCCTGGGCGGCGTCGATCGTCATCTCGTTCTCGAGGATCTTCCCGCGGTTCACGTTCGTCACGCGGATCGGGAGGCGGGTGATCCCGAAGCGGGCCCAGGAGAACTCGAGGACGTCGCCAGGCTCGACCGCGAACTGGGAGCGGTCCGTCACGAGCTTCACGGTGACGATCGGCGTCGAGAGGGAGCGGATCTCGCGCCAGGCGATCGAGTTCGCGAGCGTCGGGTTCTTCACGCCAGGCGCGCGGATCTTGCCCGCGTTGATCGCCTGGACGATGTCCTGGTTCGCCATGTCTTGAGCGAGCGCGAAGCTCGTCGTGTAGTTCTTCCGCCGGTCGGTGAACTCGACCTGGACCTGGTTCTGGGTCTCCGCCCAGGTCGGGCGCTGGTAGCGCGTGACCGACTTGATGTTCGTCTCGTCCAGGAGGGGAAGGGTCCCTGGGACGTAGTCGAAGCGGACCAGCGTGAACGAGAAGAGGCCGGTGACGGCGTTGAGCGTGAGGATCCCGTCGACTTGTTGCTCGATGAGCTTGACGAGCTCGAGGACGTCCTGGGTCCGGTCCCAGACCCAGGCGAAGCCGTTCCCCTCGGTCGCCAGCGTCGCCGCCTGGGCGCGGAAGTTGACCAGGTCGACGTCGGAGGCGCCTCGAGCCAGGCCCCATTCGGTGTTCGTGAGCGCCTCGAAGACGACGTTCATCGGGTTCGCGCCGAGGTCGATCTCCTCGTCGCCTGGCTGGAGCGTCGCCAGGTCCAGGCCGTCGGGGATCCTCTCGACCTCGAAGGCGAAGGCGCGGAGCTGGGGCGCGAGCCCGATCTCGCCCCGCTCCCAGGTTACATAACACGTCCCGCGGTAGGCCGGCTGGGGTTGCTGGAACGGCGAGAGGTAGGTCGAGATCGCCTGGGTCTCGGTCCCTGGGAAGATCCGCCCGCCGCCGACCAGGCCGCCGCCGCCGCCGCTCTCCTCGCCGCCGTAGAACTCCGGCTCGTCGATGTTGTAGATCGCGCCGACGTCGGTCGGGGCCAGGTTCGCGTCGGCGCTGGGCGCGTCCTCGCCCCAGGCGAACGAGTCGTCGTTCCGGATGTTGATGAGGAGGTCGACCGGGCCCCGGCAGAGCGCCATCTGGAGCCCGATGAAATAGCGGAAGCCGGTCGTGACGGTCTCCTTCGAGAAGAGCCCCGTCTTGATCCTCTCGGTGATCGGCTCGGCGATTAGATCCCCATACCAGACGACATTCGGCCCGGCCATCCGGACGCGGCCCCAAATAAGCGGGACGGCGCGGCCCTCGGTCGCGGTCGGGACCTGGAAGTCGCCCAGGCCGGCCGGCTTCGCGTCCTCGATGTTCGGCTTCGGCCGGAGGAGCTCCGTGATGAGGAACGTGACGACGTTGATGAGGAGGAGGAGCCAGAAGGGCATGATCTACGAGCCGCCGCGGAGCCGGGTCCCGAAGGGGTTCTTCCTGGGGACGAACGGGAAGCCGCCGTAGTCGAGGGCGGCGTCGAACTTCACGTCGCACGTCGTCAAGTCGTGGGCGCATCCGGCGAAGACGTCGATGTCCGAGCCGATGACGGTCTCGGCGAACGGGAGGAGGAGCGTCATGACGTCGCCCGCCTGGATGAGGATCATCCGCGCGTCGTCCAGGGTCCCGGCGGGGAACCGACAAAAGCCGCCGACGAAGTTGTCCGACGGCCCGACGCCGCCGGCGCCGTTGACCGTGATGTCGTTCCCGTCGACCGCCGAGACGAGCCCGGTGAACTTGAAGGCGCCGATGTTCACCTTGCAGCGTTCATCGTAGAGGATGTGATTACAGAGCCCGAGGTAGGTGAAGCGCGGCGCCCCTCGGTTGAAGATCTTCGTGTTCGGGTTACACAAGATCGTCGCCTCGAGCTCGCCGTCGAAGGAGACGTTCGCGATGAAGCCGTCGAAGAGGACGATCGCCTCCTCGGCCGCGTCGGTTGCTTGAGCTCGGAGGATCTGGACCGAGCCGACCTGGCCGGGGAGGTTCGTGATGAACTTCGAGGGGACCGGGTTGTCGAGCGGGAGCTTGATCGTGACCTGGCCGGCGGTGTCCTCGACGGCGGCCTCGGTGTCCGACCTCGAGAGCCGCTCGGACGTGTAGGCGAAGCCCTGCCAGGTGATGTCCCGCTGGAACGACGTGAAGCGGAAGATCTCGAGGCCGAAAACGAACGTGTAGAGCTCGAGGACCTGGCCGGACTCTCGACTGGTTTCCAGGGCGGCGAACGTCATGACGGGACTCCGGTGAGGTTGAAGTCGATCCTAGACTCTCCGGGCCGTGTATGCGAGAAGCTCGGCGCGTCGTTCGAGATCCGGTTGAGCGTGAGGAACTCGATCCGATCGAGGTCGACGAGCGGGAGCGCCGGCGTGATGCCGGGCGTGATCGTGATCCGCTCGACCGTGTCGGAGACGACGGAGGAGCCCGTGATCTCGTGCTGGGAGGTCGTCCCGTCCTTGCGGATGACCTGGAGGTCCGAGCGCGGCGTGACCTCCTGGACGAACTGGGTGAACCCGAAGGCCTGGACGTCGAGCTGGGTCTGGGTGTCGGCGATGTCGGCGATCGACTTGAAATCGTCGCGCCCGGTTCCGACGTAGAAGGCGAGCTGGCTCCCGCGGAGGAAGTGGAGGAGCTGGCGGAAGTCCCAGGTGTCCTCGAAGCTCTTCCCCTCGAAGCCGTAGTTGAACGACGGCTTCCCCTTCGTCCACGGGGAGAACTGGAGCGGCGGGCCGGTCTCCGGGTCGAGGCGCGTGACCTTCCGGCGGATCCCCTCCTTCACGGTCCGGCCCTTCATGAAGTTCAAGCGGTCGATGAGCGGCTTCGCGACCGTCTGGCCGGCGCCCTGGTAGGTCGCGAAGGCCGAGGCGTCGGCGAGGTCGACGTTGTCGAGCGTCGTGAACTCGAGCGAGAAGTCCGTCGGGCCGATCGCGAAGCGCGAGTCGGAGAGCTGGGGCCGCGTGAGCGCGGTCCGGACCGGGAGGACGATCGTCGAGACCGCGTCGAAGGCCTTCGAGACGGGGACCTGGAGCTCGAGGAAGGTCGGGTCGACGGTGACGATCTCGAGGGTCTCGGTCCGGAAGTTGTTGTCGTAGATCATCGCCAGGCCGCCGACGCGGAAGTCGGCGTTCGACGTGTCGACGAAGACCGTCGTGTTCCCGATCGCGAGCGGCTGGTCGAGCGCCTTCGACTCGTGCCAGACCGGGACGCCGAAGACGCGGCTCTGCCAGTCGTAGAGGATCGCGTTGATCGAGTCGCGGGTCCGATCGTCGTCGGTCCGGATCGTGAACTTGAAGAGCTGGCGCGGGTTCTCGCGGACGTTGATCCGTTGCTCGCTCCCGTCGTTGAGCTCGATGATGTCCGTCTTGAACTGGAGGGTCTCCTTGATCGGCGACTGGGGCCGATACTGGAAGAGCGTGATCCGGGTCCCGGTGATCGGGACGATGAGGAAGTCGATCGCGGTGTCGATGTCGAAGTCGAGCGTCCCGAAGATGCTCGGCGGGCCGGCCGTCGAGACCTGGACGTCGAGGACGAAGCTCTCGAGGGCGACGAGGTCGGTCGGGAGGCTCGGGAGGTTCGTCGCCACGACGCCGGCGCCGGCGTTGTTGACGAAGGCCTCCCAGGTTCGCGCCTCGGTCCGGAACGAGTTGAAGAGCTCGAGCGTCCGGATCTGGGTCGTCAAGACGTTCCCGAGATCCAGGCGGCCGGGGAAGACGTGCCACTTCTCGAACCACTCGCTCGGCTGGTCCTGGTCGACGTGGCCGGCGAGGTCCTTGAACGGTCCGAGCGAGGGCGTGACGAGCTGGGTGATCCCGGCGACGACCGAGCCGTCCTCGATCTCGGCCACGGCGTCCGGGTCGAACGGGTCGACGCCGAAGCCGGTGATGAAGGTCCGGACCCGCTCGAAGGGAGCGTAGAGGCTCGGGACGACGGCCGGGTCCGAGTGATCGAGCGGCGAGGGCGGGAACGCCTGGGCGGCGAGGCCGCTCGGCTTCGGTTGCCCGACGTCCGGATCGGGGAAGGGCCCGGCCAGGGGCCCGCGCTGGACGTTGCCGGCGAAGTCGGTCATCGAGGGGCGCCTCTAGGCGTTCTCTCGCCGGTAGGCGATCCCGGCGTTCCAGGACTCCTCGGTGTTGTTGCTCAAGAATTGCTTCCGGACCCAGGGGAAGAAGTACCAGTCCTCGCCGGCGATCGCGATGACCTGGCCGGGCTCGATGTTCGCGATGTTGCACATCCGGACGTCGGCCTGGTAGCCGACCCGGCTCGCCAGGTCCGGCGCCGGCCCGGTGTCGTTGAGCTCGAACGGGATCGGGAAGAGCGGCTTGTAGGCGCTCGCGAGCGAGATCTCGAAGCCGCCGAAGGAGGAGAACTCGCGCGAGCTCCGCCAGCCGCCGGCGCCCCGCCAGCGCGGGTTCCCGGCGGTGTCGTTGCCGGGGGTGCTGTTTTGCATATTCGCCCAGAGCGTCGTCGGGTCCGGCTCGCCCGGATACCCGTCGACGCGCATCGTCGCCCCGAGGGCGACGGTGGTCCCGAAGCTGTCGATCCCGAACATATGCTGGGAGGCGCTCGGGATGTCGATCCGGTTGCTCGCCTGGTCCCAGAAGTGGCCGTAGCAATACTCGCCGCCGGTCCAGTCGCCGATCTTCTCGATCTCGCCGAAGCCGAAGTGGCGGTAGCGGCCGGCGTCGACCTCGACGACGACGTGGATGTAGGCCGGCGAGGCGTCGTTCTCGAAGAAGAAGAAGGCCGTGTGGGGCCCGCCGGCCTGGTTGATACATCGCTCCGTGTCGATTTGCGTGAGCGTGTTCGACTGTTCCCCGTTGCCGGAGTCGCCGGTCGCCGTCCACGGGTTCGTCGTCGGCGAGGCGTCGGCGGCGGTCGCCTGGTAGATCCCCATCGCCCCGTTGTCGGTCGCCTCGGTGTATTGCATCGAGACGAAGATCCCGTTCTTCGAGAAGCCGATCGAGCCGACGTCGAGGGTGATCGTGTTGAAGAAGGTCTCGGTCCAGCCGTTCGCGACGAGGAAGGTCGAGAGCTGGGTGAGGAGGTTCTCGATCGAGGTCGAGGTTCCGGTCTGGAAGGCCATGATCTAGGCGTCCTCTCGCAAGAAGAAGAAGGCGAACTGGTCGGTCCGGTTCGAGCTCTGGAAGGCGCGGTAGTGTATCCCGCCGACGATGACGCGGTCCTGGGAGAGGATGTTATTCCCCGCCGTGGATCCCCAGAAGACCGAGTCGATCTCGCCGAGGATCTGGAGCGACGGGTTCGAGGACCAGACGATCGTCGGGACGAGGACCGTGATGTCGCCGCCGGAGTCCTCGGTCGGGAGGATCGTCGTCTGGACGAAGCCAGGGTTCCCGGTCGAGGGGATGACGCCGTCCCACTGGCGGGTCGGGTTATTCGGGACGAACTTCGAGGCGTCGTTGTAGCCGGTGAAGGTCGGGATGAGCTGGCGGGCCGGATAGACACATCGCTCCTGGAACGACGTCCGGTTCGTGCCGGCGAAGCTCCAGTTCTTGAAGTATCTCCACTGACCATCGAAGAAGCGGGCGCCGGCCGGGCCGCGCGTGTTGCCGCCGGTCTCGGTCGCGGCGCCAGGGTCCGCGAGCCCCGACTGGCTGGGCCCGGACGCGGAGAAGCTCCGGTTCCACTTTGAAGTCGAGCCGGAGATGTAGAGCGGGTAGGGGAACTCGACCGGCGTCGCGAACGGGTTGAGGAAGCCCTGGTAGAAGGACGTGTAGGTCGAGCCGATCCGGAAGACGCCGGAGAGGGCGCGCGGCGAGACGTGGAGCCAGCACTCGATCGAGCCGTCGGTGAGCGGCGTGAACGAGGCGATCTCGTTCGGCGAGAGGTAGGAGAAGCCCGGCTGGTCCTCGAGGGCGAGGACGGTGTTGAAGCCGGTCATCCCGAAGAGCTGCCAGTTGAAGACCGCGATGTCGGTGTCGCGGACCTCGAGGATCCCGATGAAGATCTGGTCGGCGCCGGCGTTGCCTGGCCCCTCGAGGAGAACCTCGCGCTCGAGGACCTGGGTCCCGGTCCCGCCGGCGATGAGGACGTTGTTGATGTTCGAGCTCGAGCTCGCGTCGTTCCGGTTGATGACCCAGTTCTGGGTCTCGAAGGTGAGGTTGAAGGTCGCGTCGTCTCCGCCGGTTCCGCCGGTCACGGCGACCGGGTTCCCTGGCTGGGCCGAGTAGGCGCCCGTGTTGAAGACGCGGATCCCGTCGATGACGCCGGCGGCGACGCTCG